CCCCATGTACCGGCATTTTCGCCAGTTGCCATTTTTTCTACGCCGAGAGGTGTATAGGTTGATGCCATAAATTTTCTCCTAAATTATACTTATTGTGTTTTTATATTTTGTATTAATCACAATGTCAACATAGATTATGCGGAGGTTATATCCGAATAATTAGCTGATTGCGTTCCAGTAACACCTGAATAACTAGCTGATTGCGTTCCAGTAACACCTGAATAACTAGCTGATTGTGTTCCTGTAATAGTATTATAACCTAGAGGAGCTGGATTTCCAACTGAAGCTGTTGCACTTAATCCTGTTAACCCCATAACATCTGCAGGAGCAATTGCACCTACAGAAGCAGTTAAACTTGATGGAGCTGTTAAAGGCACTCCAATTTCAGGAATAATAGAACCTACCGAGCTTGTTAAACCTGACGGAGCTGTAATATTTGTTATTTGAGTTTGAGTTATAGTAAGTTCACCAAGACTTATAGTAACACCTAAACCGGTTAGGCCTACGACATCTGCAGGAGAAATACTTCCAACAGAAGCAGTTACACCTAATCCACTAATGGCTTCTACAATTGCAGGAGTAATAGAACCTACAGAAGAAGTTGCACTAACTCCAGTCAATCCCACTACATCTGCTGGAGCAATCGCTCCTACCGAGGCAGTAGCATCAACTCCCGTTAATCCCATAACATCAGCAGGTGTAATAGCACCTACAGAAGCTGTAGCACTCAACCCTGATGGTTGAACTAATTTATTAAATGAATCTCCCCAAGGTTCTTCACCCCAACCATTTCTACCCCAACCAACTAAAGTTCCAGCATTATCAAAATCTCCAACATTGGATGTTGCACTTACTCCCGATGGAGATATTACTGAAAGTAAACTTAAAGAGGGTGAACCAATGGAAGATGTTAAAGTTGAAGGAGCAGTTAATTCTGCGGTAATAATTTGAGCAGCTGTTACACTACCAACACTTGAAGTTGCACCGACACCAGTTAAAGCAACAGAATATTCTACACCCCAACCAGAATTACCCCATTGCTGTCTACCCCAACCTTCCTCAGGAAAAGCTGAAACTGAACCTACACTAGATGTTAAAGTTGATGGTGCTGTTAATGATTGTGTGATGGTATTAGATGCCCAAGCATTGTGCCCCCAGGCTACTGAAGGATCATCACCACCCCAAACTGATGCCATAAGGAAGCCCTCCTTATGCTATTCTTACAATCGCTGTTGTCGCTGCTGCTGCTGGAAACTGAATTGTAAATGTTCCACTAGAAACAGTTTTGTCTCCACCAAAAGCTACTGCACAAACTGCAGCATCTGTTGAATGTGAATCATTATAAATTAAACAACCATTAGCTGTGAAAGAAGCTGATGTCCAAGAAACGTCCGCGAAATCACAAACTGCTGTTGAAGAATCTAGAGTTGGTGTAACACTTGTAAGAGATGCTCCTCCTGCAGTGTACGCAGTTCCAGATGAGTTAGTAATTTCATTTGTTGAAGCATAAGCTGTAGTAGATGCACTTAAAGTTGCAGAACTTGTATATAATGCAAGTTTAAAAGTATTTCCAGTAGAAGCTGTAAAATTATGTTCAGCTTCTAAAATTTCTTGTTTAAAGCTATTGCAAATTGCCGATGTTATTGCCATATTTTTCTCCTAATTATTGAGGCGGTGACTCGATTGGTATTCTCACTGTTCCATCCGTGTAATCGTCTCGTCTTCGTCTTCCAATTTGCATCGCTGCAAACTTTTGTAGCTCTTGTTTATACTTATTTTCATAAAGTGTCAACATATCCATCGGACCTTTTAAATATCCATAAGCTTCTACGAGGCAGGCATATAAAAGCCCTTGGGGAAAATTAAGACTTATATAGTTAGTTTCATTACCAGACTCTAAAGTTGCTGGCATTTTATTATAATATATTCTAAAATTGTAATTAACATCAGGAGTAGGAGCCAAATATATAGATCCTGACGTAGTATCAGATAATCCTGTTGCTCCTCCAAACATTGAATAATATTTAGGTTTTCCAGTAACATCTGCTCCTGAAGCAGTGGATCCTTCTGGTCCTGTCAATCTACCTACATATTCGGTTAAAAAAGTTTGATCACGTCTTTGGAGCCACGTACCTTGTTCTGTAGTATTACTAGCATTGAAAACTTCAACCCCTCTTATAAATAAAGCTCCACCTGGAACTCTTATACTATTTACATCTGCCGCCATAGTTCCTTCTGAAACAAATCTATCAGAATCAATTGGAGCATCATACATAATCCGCTGTTGAGCGTTTAAAATTAAATTTTCTAAAATAGCAGTAGTAAATACAGTGTCATCGACCTCTGTATAACTTCTTATCATTGTTACTAATGTTGTATAACTAACTCCAGACATTATTTTTGTAAAGTAACCGGTCCAACGGACATCGGATAACCCCCTCCTGTTGCAACACTTGTTGCGTTTGTATCGGCGCTAAAATAAAACCAATCAGTCCCATAAATTCCACTGCTATTTGGACCAGTAGTATCAGTTGCGCCACTAACATATTTACCTACAGTTATAGTATATCCCGCAGCTTTTGCAATAGTAGCTCCAGTAATACCTCCTACTCCTTCAGGATTTCCATAATTTCCTGCTGCTCCTAAAGGCCCTCTAAATCTTTTTGTATCTCCTGTTGTAAAACCATGACCTGGTAAATTAACATTTACAATTGCAGAACCTACCCCATAACTTTCTAAAGGATTTTCTTTTAATAAATCAGCTACTGCAAATTCTGTTCTTGCAGGTTTTGCATGTTGCAAAGCTTGTGGGTCTGCTCCATGTGGTCTTGGATCTACCTGTGGTTGCTTAGGTTCAAATTCAGAGTTATGTACCCACGCACCATTCCATTCTTGAACCATTTCTCTATATGGAAATGCAGCTCCAGAACGGTCTGAAACCATTAATGAATATCTGCCTCTAGAAAATCTTCCCATTATTTTTTACCTTTTCGTGCTTCTTTTATTTTAGTGGCCGCAATATCTCTATATCTTTGAGTACGTCCAATTCTTGCATGAGTCTCAATGTCGTGTGGCCCAATTACACCTTTTTTACCGGGAACTTTAGTTTGTTTTTTAAAACCACTAAAAGGATGTGGATCACCTTTTGGTCTAAGTCTCTGTCTTATTTTTCTATTTAATAGCATATCTGATTTTGGACCTGGAAATTTTTTAGATTTTGTAAGAAGATTTTTAACAACTCCCATTCCTTTAGTTATAATAGTCATTATATATTTGGATAATAAGTTTTCGGTGTAATATACGTACTCGCCGCTGATCCATCCTCCGCTAAAGCTCTTGCTAATTCATCTTCATAATATAATTTTAATTCTTGTGATCTTTGTGGTGCATATTTTTGTGATAAATAAAATGCTAACCCTGCTGTCATAGAAGGAACAAATCTATAAGGAGCATCAGTTGCATTTGTATAAGCTCCTACATCTTGAATTCTTTTAACAAAATAAATATGCATATCTTTCGATGCAGCTGTAGAATTAGCTGTTGGATAAATAGTAACTGTAGTTTTATCTACGAATCTTTGAACCCAGAATTGACTTGGAGTTCCTTTACTTAATTTATTAGATAGAGCTGCATAAGTAGATCGTGAAATCTTTGTCATGGGTAAATCTGTTTGAGAAGTTGAAGTTCTATCTGTTCGATATTGAGCAGATAAAATATCTGCTAAACCATAAGTGGAAGCACCAGATGTTCCTCCAACTGTAACTGAAGAAGTACCATCCCCGGATCCTCTGTAAAAAGTATATTCTGCTTGACCTTCAATTAAATCAATATTGGTATCACCCACTTCCCAGAAGTGAATTCCTCTATTTCCCCACTCTTGAAATAAAATGTTTAATGATCTTCTAGCACTATGTATTTGATGTCCCGCTGATCCAACTAGACCAATACGTTCGTACGCTTCTGCAATTATATCATCAATTGCAAAATTCTTTTCAAATGTATATGAGCCAGATGTTGTATTTGCCATCTAAACCCCTATCCATAGTATGCTACAAAATGATCGCAATTTGCCAATACTACATATGCACTTGTACCGCATTTAACACCATTTCCACCAAATGAAAAATTAAAACTTTCATTGTCGGCTGAACATCCTTTAAGATGCGCTACTAACGTATCTGTTGCTGCTGTACCATCGTATATTTTAATTTCTAAATCAGCTGCATCTGCTTGAGCATTAACGCCTACAATTCTAACTGGTCCCAGATTTGCTGCTGAGCCACCGATGTATCCTTGCATTTGACCTGTACCAGTTAAAGCTACTGAAGCTTTAACATCAGATATCATTGTACCCATATTTTTTCTCCTTTAAAAGATGCTCCCGAAGGAGCATCTTTAATTATTTATTAACTCCAAGCAAAAGTGCCAGTACTGCCTGTTGGAAATTTACCTAAATCGAAAGCAAAATCCCAAGTACCTTTTTCATAGCACGTAAAATATAAATAACAACCAAATGTTAATCTATTTGTTGCTGCGTTTGCAGGTGTGAAAGTTAATATCGTTTCACTTGCTGCAGACGTATCCATACCTATGATAGCTCCTGAAGTAGTTTCAATTTTTGAACCAGTTCTATAAACATCACTACCAGCACAAGTAAATGTGAGTGTAGCTGTTCCACCAGCTGTATCATCTGATTGACAATGTACTACTCTAGTTCCAACTGTAGCTGACGGTAAAGTTACTGCTTGAGCAGCACCGCCTGTATAGTTGTTAATAGTAATTGTATCAGCTGCATAAGTTAGTGTGCTTGATGTTGATACTGCAGTAGCAGTTAAACTTGTAAGATCTGGTTTTAGTCCCAGAGTACTTGCAGTATAAGCTCCTGTTGAACTGTTTTTATTGACCTGTTGAAATCCTTTTTCGGATCGCACCGGACCATTAAACGTTGAATTTGCCATATTATATCCTCCTATTTTCTGAACATAGTCTATAGGCCGTCGACTATACGCGTCTATGTTCTCATTAATAATTGTATAGTGATTTATGTATATATTAGATTTAAATAGAGTGCAAGTAGTCCCTATACTAAATTACACTTTTAGCGATGTGGCGTTTTATTTAAGTTGCCACAGAAACTTGGGGGGCAGAATTAACGATTGCATTTTCCCTGTCTGCAATCTTAGTCTCCTCGAGTTTGATCTCATTGATAACTTCTTTAATAGCATTATCAATTTTGACCATATTAAGAGTATATTTACCGTGTTGCTCATACTCTAGCTGCCACCTCAACTCCAAGGACCTTTTTTGTTTGTACAGGTCTTGTACCATCAACAACCTCCTCATAGGTTATTCTGTGGGGAGTGTCCTTAAACATTCCCTCTGATTCCCAGTTTACACTTTTTTTTCCTATCTTGTCAAGGATAGATTTTTCAATAGATTCGGCATTATCTTCAGCTTCTACTTCAAAAGAAGCATGATGATCATAAGCCCATATTTTTACTAGGAATTTTTTCATTAGTTATCAAAACCTTTATGAGATAAATTAAACACTAAAGCATACTTATATTCTTCTTGCTTATTTCTCTGAGTATAGTGTGTTAGAAAAGAAGAAAAAAGGACAAATTTGCCGCATTGAGGAATAACTTCTTTTTTAATTTGAGGAAAATATAATTTTTGAGTATGATTAGTTAAATAAATAGTTGCAGAAGCAAAAGATGGAAGATGAGTATGTGGTTTAGTATAATCTCCAAATCCCTCTCTTATTCCCCATGCATCTTGCAGCTGAAATCTATTAGAAGATAAATGGTTTTCATCTATATAATCCACTATCGTAGCTAACTGTACAAGAAATGGTTTATCATGAAAAAAATAATTCCAAGCAGTATGCCCTCCAATAACATTGGTTTTATAACTTTGGTTATCTTCTTTTTTTAAACCTTTGTCTATTTCATTTATAAAATATTGATTATCTATATCTAGTGTTCCTTCAATAAAAAAGAAATCTCTTTCTATTTTTGATCTAATTTCTTTCTCTATTTTCATACACCTTTCTTAAATTTAAAATGTGGCGAGACTATGTCCCGCCACATAATTAGTTTAGATTACGCACCTTCAACGCCGAAGATACCTCTATAGTCAGAACAGCCGAAGCTGTATCTTTCTCTAGCTTTGTATCTAACGTTACCAGTATCAAAGTCTCCTTCCATTGAAGTTGTCAATGGAGTTCTTGAGAACAATTTCATACCGTTTGGAACGTCTGTAATGATGTACCATGAATCAGAGTCAGTTAAGAAATTGTTCACTCTGTATCCTTGAGGAATCATTCCCATACTGTTGATTGCATTGATGTCATTATCAGATGTCTGTGTTCTACCTTGAGATTTCATCAATCTCTCAGCTTGGAACTGATTAGCAGAAGGAACGATCATTTTCACTCCTTTAGCTGCTATTCTTAAACCTCTTTCATCAGTCATAGCAGCGATATCAATCAATGCTTGTTCTAATGAAGTTTCGTTTAAGTCCGCTTGAGTAGATAAAGTGTTTGCAACATTAGGTCCAGTCATGCACGGGTGTGCTGTACTGAATAATGCTACTGCGTCACCTGTTTTATAAGTGGCTACTGAAGGTAGACCATTATTAAGAGGTATTGCTCCTTTAACTTCTTTTGCGTTAGACATCGATCTAGCTAATGCTTTAGTGTATCTAGAAGCTAATCTATCGTAGAGGTTATCTTCGATAGCTTCTTCTGTGATAGCGAAAGCAAGCGCGATCGTTTCCATAGTGTAACGAGCAGTGTAAGTCTCTTGCGCTTCATCATATGATACGCCTTGACCCTCTGCTTTTACATCTGCGTTTGCGAATCCAGATAACATTACTTCCTCTTCGAAAGCTCTGTCACTTGATTCAGTTACGTATATTTCAGCGTGTTGATTATCATAACGCTTATATTCCAGCCCAAATAGTGCATTTAGGCCTGGTTCTAGTTCTTTAACTAGTTGTGCTCTTGATATTGCCATGTCTATATGCTCCTATTATGCCCACGATACTGCGCCAGTGAAATATTGGTTGAGGTTATGAGCAACAACAACACTTCTGTATGAAGCGCTTTCATTGTTCTCAGGATCCTCGGCTGATCTTACCAATCTCCATTGATTTGCAGTAGCATGTCTAGTTGAATACGTTAACGTTGAGCTTGACTGACCAGAAAGTTCTGAGCCAGCAGCTGTTACAGTTAAGCCATATGTTTTACCATATTCAGCTTGCGCTGCAGCAGCATCAATCGAACCAACAAAAAGTTGAGTTGGATTGTCCACTACAAAACATGTAACGTCTTCACTATTAGCTGGAGTAATTGGTTGGTTATACCAGTTCGCCCACGTCGGCTTCAAAGTTGTTGAAGCGTTGTAGAAGATACCGTTAAATACACCAATACACGTATTTGTGATGGCTGCTTGAGCAGTGATTATATATCCAGCTGAGCTTTTTACAGCTGAGCCTTGAAATAAATCAGTAGTCATACCAGCATCAATGTAGTATTTGCCTTGTCCTTGAGTAGCCGGTGTTGAACCGATTGTACCTGCAGGAATCAAACCAAAACCACTAGTGTTTCTATTTGCCATAGTATTTACTCCTTGTGTCTATTTTCATAGACGGGTTGATTTAAATCGATAGTTTAAGAATTACTTCTTTGTACCACCGAAGGTTACACGAGACTGCCTATCAACATCGATAGGCATACTCTTATGTTGTTCCCTAAGCAAGTCGTTTGTTACTGCTTCGTCTTGACCGTCAGTTTGTCTTTTCTGATAATCAACACGCGCTTTCGCGAGTTCTTCGGGTATCCTAGCCAACAATAGGCCCCCTACTCCAATGACTCCAGCGTATTTTCCGTCAGCTATGACAGGATAGTCTGCGTCTTTATACTCGTCAGCTCGTACTAACTCGTAACCAGATCTCAATCTTCCGTAAACATTTTTACCGTCGATGAAACCCATAGACTCAGCTCTAATCCAACGGTGTCTAAAACCGTCAGGCGCTGGTGGTGCATCCAGAGAGGATGGTGGCTTGTACTCTTTTGGTCTTTCAGTCTTTAACCGAGTTTCCGCCGCACGAGAAGTTATTTTGTTTTCTTTTTTCATATGCTTATGCTCCTTCCGTGAGTTTTAATTGTTTTGCATAGTCTTCGAGTGGCACTC